ACCAGTTCGACCAGGGAATCGCATTTGGGACAGGCGTGATCCTCGCCTGTCTAACGACAGCAGGTACGGCGGGAACAACGGGACCAACCAGTGATGTGGCCGTAAAGCTCGTCTACGATTGAGCCGACTGCTTCAGCTTCTGGCTACGCACTCGCCGCGCCAGTCGTCCGTGGTGGTGGCACAGGTTGCTGTAGGCCACGACCTTGGTGTACGAGCTGTTGAAGCAAGGCGCCACGATCCAGGCTTCTCTATTACAGAGCTGGCAAGTCAGGTGCTTGCTCATGCCGACCTCGTCGCGAAGGTCTCCTTGCGAGACCGCTCAGCGAAGTCTACCAACATGGCAAGCCAGTCCTCGTACCGCCCTGGTTCGCCTGTCTGTTTGGTTGGAGCTCCCGCGAAGGCAATGGCCAGACCTTTGACGTGACGCATGGTCGGCATTCTCTTCCCTGCCTCGAGACGGCTGATCTCAGGCTGCGATAGTCCAGCTCTGCGTGCCAGCTCGGCCAGGTTCCACGACCTGAGCTCGCGATGGCGTTGGACAAAGAGGATGAACCCGTTCTGTGTCTGTGTCGATGACATCTCGACCTCCTCTTGGGATGTTATCGCAGGCGTGACGCCTCGTCAATAATAATCCTTGACGCCACGTCACGACACTGATAGCGTCCTTTGTAGACCCTGACCCGAGAAACCCATGTGGGATCAACCCGCTTATACCTATCTTGTGTCCGCTGAGCATCTTCACAAGCTCTCTGACTTGGAGACGCGGGTGCCGGGTGTTTTGCTGTATGGGCGGGTTCGCGGTCGCCTCGTGCGCGTCGAGAAGGCGAATGCCGCTGCGCGACGGAGCATGAACTGGCTGGAGATTCGCGTGCCGTTCAACGCTGCGTGGTTGGTCGAGCGCACCCTGGCTGGGGCGGCAGCGCCATGCGCCGACTACTGGTCGTCCAATACCCACGGCATCACCTTCTGGAGCGAAGACCAACGACCCGCACTCGAAGCGCTCGGTCGCACTCAGGTAGCTGAGCTGGTCGCTTCTGACCTCGTCCGTGGTCATGTGTCAGACCTGATCACTCCATACCAGGCAATCGGTGTGGCGTGGACGCTACAGCGGCCCTGGGCCATGTTCGTGTGGGCCTGTGGCTCAGGCAAGACGTGTGGCGCACTGCTGGCTGCACTGTCTCGACCCGGCCCGATCTTGGTCGTCTGCCCTGCAAAAGCACGGCACGTCTGGTGGAGTCAGGTCCAAGAATACTCGACCGTGAAGCCGTATCGGCTGCGGCCTGAGTCGGGACGCCGGAAGAATGAGCTGACTCTCGAGGAGTACCTCGCCGAGTGTGAAGAGACCGACACCCGACCCTTTGTCATCGTGGGCTCAGAGGCTCTGCCCGACAACGTCAACCGCGTGCGCCGCATCCACCCATCCGTCCTGATCATCGACGAGATTCACACTCACGGCAGCCACAAGCGCTGGCGGGCGATTCAGCAGGCAGATGGTGGCGTCTCATTCGAGCGGAAGATGACAGCCGCCAGTCAGGACTCTGACTCGATGACACGTCGAGAGGTCAGGGCATGCGCCATCATGGACGTGAGTCGGATGACCTCGTTGAAGCTGCGCATTGGACTGTCGGCGTCACCCCTGGATGACGGTCGGACTCGTGGTCTGTGGGCCCCCTTCGACCTGCTGGTTCCAGGCGGCTTCTCCCACAGCTATGGCAAGTACGCCATTCGGTTCTGTGATGCACGACCGGGCCCGTTCGGTGGTCTCGACGACAAGGGCTCGTCGAACATGGATGAGCTCAAGGCACGTTCCAGCTGCTTCCTTCATGAAGTACCGTATTCAGAGAGTCATGCAGCTCTACCGTCTACGCGCGTGCAGGTGATCTATCTGGACCGCACCGAGCTATGTCGAGCTGAGCGCTACAGCGACCAGCAGACCTTTGGCCAAGCGCTCAAGGCGATGGTCAAGGAAGAGAAGAAGGGGCCAAGTCCGCTGGTGAAAGAGCGGATGATCGAGGCCAGACTGGCTGAAGCCTGCTCGAGGAAGCGCCGCTACGTCATCGACGAAGCCATTGAAGGGATGCGCGGTGGGGGCAAGGTAGTCATCTTCACCGCCCGACGCCGAGAGACAGAGATCTGGGCCGAGGCACTGACCAAGGCCACTCGTAAAGGCGACATGGCTGTCGGTGCGGTTCCTGTTTGGATGGCACATGGTGGCGTCAGCGAGCGGGATCGAGATGAGATGGTCGACCAGTTCAGGTCGGCCTCATCATCTTGTTGCTTGGTGGCCACAGGCCAGAGCATTGGTACAGGCGTCGATGGACTCCAGACAGCAGACCTGGCGTTGTTTGCCATGCTGCCGTGGAAGCCGGGTGACTTCATCCAGTGGAAGGGTCGGTTCGACCGACTGGGTGGTAGCCCAACCCTCCTCAAGGTCGTGGTCGCAACAGGCACATACGACGAGAAGGTTGTGGACATCCTTGTGAATAAGTTTGGCCCAATCGAACAGATGCTGGTGGCTGATGAGCTGAAGGGACTGGGCACCAAGCTGCACGGTCTCGAAGACACCGAGAGTCTGGTGAGCAGCATCATCGACAAGCTGGAGATCACATGACCACCTTCTACATCGCAACGACGTTGGAGAATGCAATAGAGCACAACCGCTGTCGGGACCAGCTGCGCGAGCTCGGACACGAGATCACCTACGACTGGACGCTGAGGTCTTACGAGGTTTCTCGTCAGCTCGCGGAAGTGGCTTGGTCAGAAGTCGCGGGTGTTCTCGCCGCCGACTATCTGGTGGTGCTGTTGCCGGGGGGCATCGGTACGCATGTGGAGCTGGGTGTGGCNCTGGGCGCCCACATCCCGATCTATCTCGTCGCGGGTGCATCGCAGTTGATCGACCATCGAGGCTGGCCATTCCCGTTCTACCACCATGCTCAAGTCACACAGGTATCGGATATTGGTGGCTTGGTTCGCCAAGTCGAACGGAGGGATGCGTGAATGAGCTGGCCCAGCAGTGGTGCAGCTCGCATGGACTACGCTCACCAGTGACCACAATGGATGAAATGATGACGATGCTACCGCTACCACCAACGTCCGTGAGCTCCCTGCTGATCAATGCAGGCCGCAGCCAACGCGGATGGTCTCGCATTGGCAACTTCATGCAGTGCCCGCAGAAGTTCGCCTACGACCAGAGGTTGAATCTCGACCTGATTCCGGCCAGTGCACTGACTCGGGGCAGCATGGGTCACATCATCCAGGCTCATCAGCACGCCATCTGGGGCTGCCAGCAGGGGGGTGTCTGGGTCGATGACCAGTACCACGAGGATGGCAGTGTCTTCCTGGCACCAGAGGATGCGCTCGCCGCATGGTGCGACCACAATCGGGCTGGTCACGAGTATGCCGCCCGCATGCTCGAGACGTACCGGCGCTACATGGCGCGGCACCCAGAGCCGCCAGGTCGCGTCGTCGCCGTCGAGTACCCAATCACGGCAGCTCTCGGTTTCAAGGGTGAGAACTGGGGGTTGTGGGTGTTGGCGCTGGAAGAGGCTCAACGTGGCTTCGATGAGCCCCGAACCAGCCTGACTGCCTTCGACGGCAGCACCATCATACCCACCCACCTCGACTCTCCAGGGCACCGAGACCACGGCAAGGTCATCACGATGACACGTCGGCTCGACATGGCCATCAAGGATCGGGTGGGCCAGACCTGGATCTGGGACCACAAGCACCAAGCGAACGTCAGCCCAGGTCGCAGCGTGGACGCCTACGCCATCGACGGCGGGTTCGCGGCATTCCGCATCATGGGCGACCAGCTCTACGGCAACTTCGGTGGTTTGATGCTGAACCTGATTCAGACACAGGAACCGTGGCGAGTCGCTCGTCCATGTGTCCCTCGGACGCCGCATCGTGACGGTCACTTCGCCGAGCTGCTGTGGCGGGCTGAGCATCAGATTGCTCGACTCGACCTCGAGCAGCCAGACCTTTGGCGGTGGCCCAAAGCCATGCATGAGGTCGCTTGCTACGGCCGCTACGGGCCCTGCAGCGGACTCAAACTGTGTCAATACGGACCGGCCGCTGTGGACTGTGTATAGCCCTTGCACGAGATTCCCCTCTTTGCTACCTTGATCAGACCCCTGAACCTGACCCCAACCTCTCGGAGAACCGATGTCTCAAGCAACGATCTTGGCGTCCGTCTTTGGACGACCAAAAAACAAGAAAACCAGTGATGCGCTCGCGTGTCTACCAACCGCTCTCTGTGTCGGCGTGCCATCTGCACTGCGCCTCGTCGCCGAGAACGAGCTCGGCATCACGCCGCGGATCCACCCGAACCCGCCGCAGATCCTGCCCGACCTCATCAACATGCTCAGCAACCTGGCCGAGTCGGGCCGGGCGAACGAGTATGGTGGCATCATCATCGATGACGCCAGCCACATCTGCCGTCAGTCGATGCTGCACTGGCAGAACGTCGCGCCGCGGGGAAAGAGCGGCAGGACAGACAAGTTCTGGGCCTACCAGCAGCTCAGCCAGCATCTGCTGCACCTCGCAGGGCTTTCACGTCACATCGGTGTGCACATGATCATGACTTGGCACGAGCGACAAGGCGGCATGAATGCTGATGGTGCCTACTGCCCAGGTGGTCCTGATGTGCCCAGCCGCAACCAGATTGAGGTGCTGCCGAGCTGGTGTGATGTCACCGTCCGCGCAATGATCGACCACAACTATCCTGACCCGTGGTTCCCAACGGTGTATTACGTGAATCCGGCTGACCCCGAGTGGGTGACCGGTGACCGCAACGGCGTCTGCTACGACCGCACACCCGGCAACATGCGTGAGATCCTCAACGCATCAGCTACACCCTATGAGCTCCGTCGAGTTCCCGGCCTCGAGTGGCAGGATGAGGTGGCTGACCAAGTCGCTTCGTTGATTGCATCTGGTCAGCCAGCTCGCGAGGTCGTGCAGCAGATTGCTGGTGGTGTGCAAGGTGCAGACCCACGACATCTTCGCTGGGCGTGCCAGGACGGCATCGCTCGCGGCGTCTTGAGACTGCGGCAGGCTCGGTCGCTGTTCGACTTCTCGAAGAAGGACGCGCAAGTGGAAGCAGCTACAACGCTGCCGCTGCCGCCGCCTCCACCCACATCTACTTGATTCGGTCTTTGGCCGTCACGGGCTTCGGCCCACCCCTCACCCGATGGGCAACTGCCCAAGGAACTATTCATCATGGCTACATTCGTAATCCCTGGAGACATCATGCTGTCTGTGTCAGCTGCCGGCGG